TGGTTACCCGCATGAAACCGTCCGTGAGCGTATTGACACAGTCCTAACCGCTACGGGACTTCCTTACCTCAATGGGGCTAGTCCTACCGTAGAATTGCATCAGGTTACCGGGGCCGATATTGACCCCACGGATGCCCTCTCGTATCTTGGGCAGGTAGCGGAGTGGACGGGTGCAACCTATTTTGACGACCCGCAGGGGCAGATCGTATTCGAGTCGTACGGGGCTAGAGGTATTACGTCGTTTGAAGGTATTTGGAGTAACACCTTAGGCACATGGGCCGCACAGAGTTTCGAGTGGCAACAATTCGGTATTATTCCGCTCCCCGTCATTATCCCTAGTACGGATATTATTTTTACCCCTACCTGGTCAAAGACACGGCAGACAATAATTAACTCGGTGACCGTTCTGGGTTATGACGATACCCACGAAACCACACAAACGGACAGTGCCTCGATAGCGGCCTACGGTTTACGGGAATATCGGCTCAACACGGAAATACGGTTAAGTGGTGACGTGGTGGACAGGGCCGGTAACATTATTACGGCGCAGGCTAACCCGCTTTACAGCTTGGGAACCGTGTCGGTCATGGTGCATAACCTGGACACAATTACCCGTGACTTAGTTTTGAGCCTAGTTTCTGGTATGGCCGTGTCACTTTCTGACTTGCCGCAACCGGCACCGGAGGAAAACTTCCTTGGGATCGTCGAAGGGTGGGGAGAAACTTACACCCCCGGCGAACATATCCTAACCCTGTCACTTTCCGACCCGCGCTATTCTTTCCAAACGGTTACATGGGGTGAGGTTGATCCCGTACTAATATGGAGCGCAGTACCAGCCGATTTACAATGGTTCGAAGTCTTGACAAGCAATAGCCTCGCGGCATAATAAAGGAGAAATAATATGGCAGTAACGGCAGGTGGCACTCCCTATGTGGAGGCCTCAGACCTTGTCGCAAGTTACCCGGCGACGTCGCTTTCCCTGGCGGATAAGGTAGACACAAAGCTAGATAACTCACCGACAGCAAACTCACAGCCGGGAGCAACTTACACGTTCGTCTTGGGTGACGCAAGAACAATAGTTACGGCTACTAACGCGGCGGTTAAAACTTTTACTATACCGCCGCAGTCCTCAGTAGTGTGGATTACCGGCGCTATGATTCGCGTCGTCAATTATGGGGCGGGTGCGCTTACCGTTAATGGTGGTGTGGGGGTGACTGTCACAAATACCGCCACGACTATAGCCCAATACGGAGCCGCAACCGCGATTCGAACCGGGTCAAATACATGGACTTTAGTCCCTTTTACGGGTGGTGCGGGTAACGCCAATTTTAGCGACACGGCGACCGGCACCTACACAACCGGCGGATTTAACTACAAATACATCACATATACCGGCAGCGGTACTCTCACAGTCACAAAAGACGGATTAGCAGACGTGCTAATAGTGGGCTCAGGTGGTGGTGGTGGCGCTTCCACTAGTGGGCAAGGCGCAGCCGGGGCCGGTGGTGCCGGTGGACATGCTTACTACCCAAATGCATATTTACCAATAGGCACATTAACCGTAACGGTGCCGGGTGGTGGAGCCGCTGGAGCAACGGGGGCTGGTGGCACTGGTGGAAATGGTGGAAAACTCGACACCCTATTTAGTGTTGGTGGTGGTGGTGGTGGCGGTCGAACTTTGCAGGAAAAAGGGCAACCAGGCGCCTCAGGTGGTGGCGGTAGCGGTGATTTTGGTGGCGCTACCAGAATCGGTGGTAAAACACTTTCAAGTACAATTGGTTTCGCAGGTGGTGACGGTTTCAATGGTGCCGGATCATCTGGTGGTGGTGGTGGTGGCGGTAACGCAGTAGGGGCAGCCGCAGTCACTAACGTAGGTGGTGCCGGTGGTGCCGGTACGTCAAATAGCACGACAGGCTCAGCGGTTACTCGCGCCGGTGGTGGTGGTGGTGGTGGTGCCGTTACTGGTGGCGCTGGTGGCGCTGGTGGTGGTGGTGCCGGTGGAAGTAATAACGCAGTCGGCACGGGAGCGTCCGCTAACACAGGTGGTGGTGGTGGTGGTGGTGCGCAGCAAAATGGTGGTGCCGGTGGATCAGGTGTAATTATTCTTAGGGTAAAGGTATAAAAATGGCTCATTTTGCACAGGTAATAAACAACGTGGTACTAGGTGTAATTGTTGTAAATAATGATGACTGCGGTAATGGAGACTTTCCAGAATCGGAGCCTATTGGTCAAGCATTTATCGCAGCATGTGGCATTGAGGGAGATTTTTTACAAACCTCATATAGTGGTAGTTTTCGCGCTTTATACGCTGGCAGCGGCTACACATACGACCCCGACCTAGATGTATTCATAGCACCAATAACCGAGGAGGCCCCGGAATGAGCGCGATAGAGGAAGAATTACACGTAGACACTCCGCCACAGGTAGAAGTAAAACCAAAGAAAGTAAAGGTTAAAATCTCTAGCGACACGGAGCGCGCACGGGCCGCCGTTCGCGCCAAACTAGCCGCGAAATGAGCCTAGCGGATTATGTGGGATTAGTTGCTACCGTCCTAGCTATATTAGGGATCATGGGTGGTGGCCTTATTTGGCTAGTCCGAAACGTAGTCCGAGACGAAATCGCTAAAGCCACAAAATCAATACAACCAAATTACCGCAACCACGGCCAATCACTTGCAGACGTATCACACAAAGTAGACCGACTCATAGAGCATGTTGGAATGGACAACAAATGAGACAACTAGAAAAATGGCTAGCCGATAGCCCTACCGGATCATTCATTAAAATTACGCTAGGAGCCGCACTAGGGGCCGCGTTATCGTGGCTCACCACGTCAGACATCCACCCGCTCATTGTGGCTATAAGTGCCGCCGTAATCCCGATCATTATTAACACGCTCAACCCTCAAGACACACGATACGGAAAGAATCATGGCGAAACTCTGTAAAGGTGGCGTTACGTTACGCGATCAAATAGACCGCCGCTGGCCTCGACGAGACAAAAAATCGGACGGGTGGATAGGTGATAGTGCCCATGCAAGTAGGGGAGCAGCCTCGGATCATAACCCGAATAAAGCCGGAATCGTCCACGCTATCGACGTCGACGAGTCCCTGGGCACTTTCTCAAATGGTGGGACGGCCAGAGTCCTAGCTAACCAATTACTGGATTATGCCGCGTCAGGTTTACCCGGCTCTAATCGGCTTAAATACGTCGTGTATGAGAACCGCATAGCATCCGGCACTTACCGAAAAACGTGGTGGACATGGCGACACGGGAAATACGGGCACACTGCCCATATTCATATCTCCTTTACGAGCTACGCGGACAGGGACGGGACTATATTCCCGTTGCCGATTCTTGCCCGATCACCTATCACTAAAGCCAGGTGGACACGCGACCTCGCGAAAGCGCGTAAAAACAGCATTTAACCGGTAACCTCGAACCCTAACCAAAGGGGAACACATGACCGAATATATTAAGCCAGGCGAAGCCGCCACACTACTAGGAGTCTCCAGAGACTCAATACGCCGCTACGTCGACAACGGCCAGATCGACGGAATCACCACGCCAGGGGGTCAACGCCGGATCGACCGGCAAAGCGTGGAAGAAATTATTGGTAAGCGGGTGCGAATATCTAGCACGGTAACTGTCATTGGTGCCGAATGATAGGCGAACTACTCATGTGCGCGGCCATAATTACAGCTCCCGCATGTGCCGCAAACTCTGACCAGGCGAAAGACTGGAAAGGCTATGAGCCTAGCCTTTATGTCGGGGAGCATTACGACAGTAAATGGGCACAAGTTCGTAAGTGCATTATGCACAGGGAGTCCCGATCAAACTATAGGGCAAGGTCAAGCATTAGCACGGCAGCCGGCGCGTACCAATTTTTAGAAAGTTGGCATATAAGCCTTACTTACATGATGATAAAAGAATCACGATCAACAAAAGACGGACTTATAGACGATATAAAAGCCCTGAGGTCTAAACCGATTGAAAAATGGAATCGTTACTATCAAGACCGCGCATTTTATACCGCTTGGGATAATGGACGGGGGGCCGATCATTGGAGCCAAACACGCCACGGGTGCTAAACGCCACGTATCACTCATTTGAGTTAGATGACCTAGATATACCTGGTCAATTACTGGTCACTATTCGTGACGGTAAACCTACCCTGTCCTACAGGCGCACAATGTCACACAGGTGGAGTCCCGAGATTATGCCAAACACGCCAGAAACCCGCTAGTCCTTGACAATGGTGTACAAACTCACAAAGGTTAACCCACAGACCTACCAGAGGAGGGGAAGCCTCAGACCTCGGACTAAG